GCTTGACAATCTGCTCCAGATCCATTTCCACCAGTAATAGTAACAGAAGGAGTTGAAGTATAATCAAATCCTCTAGTTCTTAGAATTATTTCATGAATTGAACCATCTGCAATATGTGCATTAGCAACTGCAGAACTACCATATGAATCTGCAATTCCAACATTTGGTGGACTAGTTACACTATAGTCATTTCCTTTACCTAAGACTATAATCTTATTAAGTTGTCCATAATATACAGAATCATCTGATATTGGTGAATGTAATTCAACTCCATCTAAACCAACTCCAATTGGTCCAATAATATTAGTATTATCTTCATTATTTTTTGGAGTTTTAAAAATTCTTCTGAAATTATCCTGATTTTTTAATACTCTATCTGCATCACCCACTGGTATTGATGGTGTAATTTTATGGGTGTCTGTACCCGATCCACTTATTGCTATAGTATTGCCAAGATATAAATTTTGAGGATTTAAGGATAATTTTATATTATTAACATCAACAACATTAACATAGTATGTTCCAGTTGTTATACCAGTAACTTTACTGTCATTTGTTAATGGTTGATAATGTATCTTCTCTCCATTCAAAAATTGATGTGAATTTATGTTTATAGTGTTTCCTACAACTTTATTCGATTCAAAAGTTACTGATCTATCTGTAGTCTGTATAGCACTATCTGAAGGATATCCAGAAAATGCAACATAACTATTACCTTCAGAGTCAACAAATGTATTTTGTATTCCAGAAATTAACTCTTCTACTCCAAGATTTGCGGAAGAGAAAGATAATCTTCGTTTAACAACATAATCTAATGTTGAAAAATTATAACCAGCACCTATTGTAAAATTATTATCGTCTATAACATTTTTAACTTCAACATCAGAATGTATAAGTTGTCTATTGTCTTTTCTTATAAAATCAACTCTATCAAATTTCTTTAAAAAATGCTTATCTTGTGTTTCTATGCTACTTCCCGATATAACTTTTACATCAGTATAAGTAACATTATTATGAAACCAATTATTGGATTTCTTATCGGAATGTGGTACTTTCTCTCCAAGATATTTTAAATTTAAATCATCTCCCTTATTAAAATACTTTGTTTTACTGATATCACTAAGATTTGCACCATTAACAACACCAACTGGTCTCATTTTACAGACTTTAGTTGAATCATTATTTTCCCAACCATACACAAAATTATCATCAATTATTGGAGTAGACTCACTTAAAGTTACATTAGCACTACATCCAAAGAATTGGTTATGAGATTTAGAAGTATATGTTGAAGATGTATAGTTACCTGAACTATCCTGATATAGGAAACTACCACTAGTACCAAATCCAATTGTAGAATCTACAGTAACTACTGAAGATGTAGATGCAGTACCAATAACTTTTGTTTTATTATTTACTTTAAACTCATGACTCATAGTTCCATGAGTCATTGAAATTTTATGATATTTCTTATTACCTAAAAATACTTCCTCTACATTAGAAATTGCTCCTGTAGCAGTTGGAGATGTAAAAGACCCTTCAAATAAAGTTGTTTCCTTTAAATTTACAGGATCTCCCTCTAATGCTTCTACTATTATTTGATCAGCAACTACCCAAGTTGCATCAGAAGATGTAATAGTATTAGCAAAGGGTTTTACAATCTCAACATTTTTTCCAAATAATACTTTAAATAAAATTTCAAGTGAAGTATTAGTTCCCTTTGAAATATAGAAGTCCTTTGCTCTTGATAGTACATTATCAACAGAAATAGTAGGATGAAGATCTCTTTTCTCTACACCAGGAAGATATTGTGCTTTAAATTTCTCATAAAATTTAAGTAAGAATAAATGACTTAAATTTGAGACAACTGCTTCAGAAGCATGTTCATCTGCTTCTGTTGTACTAAAAGTTAGATATTCTGGATTATTATTTTTCTCTAATGAACTAATTCCACTAAATCCACGGACACATCCAGTAAAAGAAGTTGCAGTTTTTCCTGTATATGTGATAATTTCATTGTCAATTTTAATTATACCATAAGTGTTAGGGAATCCACCAGTATTTGTCACGTTAATAGTTCTATCTGATGCTAATATATCAGAAGTTAACTTTATTGGGTATAATGTCTGTAAAACAACAGTATTCAGAGCAGAAAAACTCTTTATATTCTTATTTTCTGCAACATTTTCTGCAAGATCTATTGTCCCATATTCATGTTCTTGCGAAATATAATATTGTTCCAGAAACTCTTTAAATAGAGGATTATCTTCTTGTATAAAATCTGGAATCTGACTTTCCAGAAGATGCGAAACTTTTACTTTTGTATCTGACATTTCTTATCTGGTATACCTTTTATTACTAATGAAACTTGAAGATGGTGTATATGAAGTTCCTGATCGATTGGAACCAGAGGAAACTAAATCCTCCTGTAGAGTTAATTTACTTCCACTAGTAGTATCTAGCACAATATAAAGATTCTCTTTTGCAACAATATCATTTGATTCAGGAGTAATCTCAATTTGTATTTTGTTTTCTACAGCACTAGATGTAATAGTAACAGCATATAATATAATTTCACCTTTTACATAATCAACAGTACCAGCATTATCATTAATAAACTTAGGTTCACCATTAACTAATTGGAAAAATCTTACTTTTCCTGTTAATCCATCAGGATCTGGTAAATCTGTTAGATAAACATCTCCATCAATGTTACTTATCCTGAATGGTGATGATCTTATGTTAAATCCTTCTAAATCTGCATGGAATTGGTTAGCATAACACAATTCATAATTTGCAAGTTGGTTATAAGCAGGACTTAAATCCCTTCTCATTGAAACAACAGTAATATTAGAAGTAATTGCACTATCAACTTTATCAATTATGGATAATAATTTACTATACTTCATTCTTCCACCAAATGAGTTTATATCAGATGATGTTGCATATGTTGATATTGCTTTAAGTATTCTGGAAGATAATTCCTCCTTAGAAGTAACAAATCCAGGATTATATGAAACTGTGCAGTCATATTCAACATAGAGATACTTTAAATCAACAAACTCTTGCATAATTCCTGCAACAGTGTATTTTTTAAGTCCATTTTTGATACTTGTTTTAGTAGTATCTGATAAAAGTTCTCCTGTTTTTGGTTTAATTGTAATAAAAACCTTTCCATATTGTGGTGGATCTAATTCTTCTCCACCATATGCAGTAACAGATTCAATATTTGGATATATTGAAGGTACTAAACTAGTGTAATCGTTTGCTGTAACTGCCCTGAATTGCGACGCATAGACCCTTGGAGCAAGGTATTTGACATTATCAAGGGATTCTATATTATCACCGTTCTGAGACGATTGTGAGGTAGTTAAAAGAGATATACCCTGAGTAACTGTAGTGTCAATTAAACTATCTCCACTCCTTATAGGATAGGTTAAGTTACCTGCAAAGTTAAAAACATTCGCTCCATTACCATCTTTACCGTTTGTAGTGATATAAGTTACAGTAATTAAACTTCCATTTGGTGGTTTTTTACCTAAAACACCGTCACCAAATAGAATTTGATATCTTTCGTCTTCGATTTCTTGAATTAGGAATAATCTAGACTCTGCATTAACGTTAAAAATATTTTCATAAGGATTATATACCTCTACAGTACCTGTAGATCCATCTGTCACACTAACTCTAATGCTAGTTGTATCAATATTTGCATTAGGTAGAATATATTTTGCATCAACTTGAGCATCATTTACAGTAAATTGCTTAGTTAAGTAGTTTCCTTCGTAAATATTCAGATCTGAGAAGGTTGCAATGCCACTTTCATTAGGAGTAACAGTAACTTTATCTGGAATTGAGAAAATATAAGAACCATTTGTTACTTGTCCCACGGCAACAACACCTGCGGCCAGTGTAACAGACCTAACTCCACTACTAATAGAATTTAAATTTACAGTAAAACTTACTGTTGCAACGGCAGATCTCTTTGATCGTGGGACATATCCAATGTTTCTTGCTAATGATACAACATTTTCTCTTACAGTAGCACTATCAATGAATGCCTCATTGACCGCCATGTTCGTATTATAAGAGGTAATGTAAGAATTATATGCAAGATTATCAATTAGAACCGAGAAATTTGATCCTTCAAAGTCAAAATCAGTGAAATTGGAGTTAGATCGCAGATAATCCTTGATCTGAGTCCGTAAATCGTTGAAATCTAAATTTGTAAACTGATTAAATGACATTTTATACCCTATACCCTAGTCGGTTGTAGTAGAAATTCTATATTTTGTTGTGGAAGTGGTAAACCTACGATCTGATATGTAACTTTGACCTCTAAAGAGTTTGAATCTGGATCTGCTATAACGTTAATATCACTTAAATCGATTCTAGGTTCAAAGTTATTCAATAATGCTTCTATTTCACGCTCTAAAACATCTCCAATTCCACTATCTATAAGTTCAAAAAGAGAATCATCAATAGATGTACCAATCAAATCATTAAAAAAACGCTCATTAAACTTAGTTCTGCATAAATTTATAACAGATTTCTTAATTGCGTCTTGATTTTTAAGTACAGTCACGTCATTTGTAACTGGATGTCTAGAAAAAGACAAACTAATGTCCTTAAATGCTCTAGAAATTTTAATCGCCATTCAAAAATAGGTATAACCCACACTATATGTATATCGGTTTTCCAGAGTTTTATATTTTAGGCATAAAAAAAGTGGTATTTAAACCACTTTTCTGACTCTTAGGTCTGAAGGGACGAAACCTTCTGCTTGTAATGCGTCTAAACGCTTCGTGGCCTCCTCTTTAGTCATGTTAGCACCAACTACGTCCCAACCTTGCGTAAAGAACTGCTCTACGTTATAACGTTGCTCTTCCATTAGTTACCTCCCTTGACCTCTGTAACGTTTTTTTGCCTTATTTGAGGCGGTTGCAGCATATTTAGTATGCTTACCTCGCCCCTGATAAGTTTTCTTTGGTCTTGCTTCTAATTTGTCTAGATTGACGAGACTTCTCATTGCCATAGTGATTTTCTCCGTTTAATTTATCTTTAACGGCCGTGTTTTTAACGGCCCGATTTTTTATAAGGTATAAGACCTCTTAGATTACCCGTGTTTTTTCGTGACCTACTCGAATCTTCGGATCACACCAGATCTCGAAACCTGCTTCGATAGCGTCTAGACAGAACGAGACATCCTCGCCACACATATCTTGAACCTCACCAGATTCAAAGACTTGCATCTTTGGAGCGAACCAAGGATAAGGGAGACCCTCATGCTCAAATACTCCATGCTTTATAAGTAACCAACCAAATCCAGTGTAGTCACATGTGAAGGGCTTGCGACGCTTGCTCATCGTCTCTAAGGTTTCATGATTCATCACACCACCATTCTGTCTGAAATCATCCTCTTCTAACCAATGAGCAATAGAAGTAGTCTTTCCATCCTCTGTGCAATACCACCCTGCTGCAATGTCTTTATCCATCCATACAAGACGATAGAACTTCTCTGTATCAAAAACGATATCAGAATCTATCCATAACTGATAATCATACTTGAGTTTGCCATCCCAAGGAATCTGCTTAGGTCCTCTGAGAACGTTTGCACCTAGACACTTACATCTAGCAAAGTTTACCATGCTACTGTAGTCTTGTGATATCTGAATAGCAGCACCGTTCTGTACAAGATCAAAACATAACTGTACAAATGCCTTCAGAAAGATATATGAGACTCCTCTTCCAGGTAGACAGAATACCACTGTCTTTCCTTTCATCATTTCTTTTGCTTTATCTAAGTTAAAGTCATCTTCAGATGCCTTCTTTTTAGGTACATCTGCTTTAACTGTAAATCCTTTAGCCATAACCTCGAAGTAATTATATGTTTATTATACCACTACAAGTCAATAATTGCAACGGTCCTCTATTTAGATCGACTGTACACTACGGTTCTTACCCACTCTCAGTAATCTTCTTCTTCAAATTTGTCTAGAAGATCCTTAAGATCTGACTTTAGAGATGAGTTTACAAGTAAATGTGTGTCTTCTTCGATTCTGTACTGAATGGTCTCCATTAGAGTATCCTTTTCGTATTCGTCAAGTTCTAATCTCATAACTTCCTTATTTTAACCCGTCACATTATATATTTCCTACGATTCTTAGAGGGGCGATTTTTTTCCCTTTCAAAATTTTCTATAAGGCTTCCGATAAACCCATACAGAGTATGTATAAAATTCCGAATTTCAATGGGGTCTTATGCTTGGGGTATTGGGGGAAAAATTTTTTGGGCGAATTTTTTATCACACTCGCTTTCTGGGTTCGTTGTAGGTTAGGGACTTTCGTTTTTTTAAAAC